AACATCCACAATTAGATCCAAAAGTTTACGGAGCTGATCCTGAAGCATTATTAAATAGTAGAAACCAAGATTTTCAAACACCTAAATTGGGAAGAGGCGCAGAACCTACAACAGTTGTGCCACCGAATACTGGTTTATTCGCAGATTCTGGTGGAGCTGGAATGGCTACAGCATTATTAGATTTACCAGGTGATTTTGCATTTTTAACAAGAGGAATGATTCCATTAAACCCTGATCAACAAGCTAATGGCAGAATAGCTTTAATAGCCGTTGGTTCAATAACTGTGAGTATAACATAATGTCTATAACTTACGCAAATTTTGTAACTCAAGTAAGAGATTATACCGAAGTGGATAGTAATGTTTTAACAGCAACTATTATTGATGGGTTTATCAGAAATACCGAATTAGATGTAGCTGGAAAAGTTGATTATGATGATTTAAGAAAATATGCCGATTCAACATTTACTGCTAATAATAAATATTTAGATATACCTGCAGATTTATTAGTTCCTAGAGCTTTGTTCGTAGCTACGACTGGAACATTAGCATCTGGTACAGTTGAATATATGGAAAAAAGAGATCAAACTTTTATGAGAGAGTTTAATTCATCAAATGCTAAAGGAGTACCTAAATTTTACGGTAATTGGGATGATTTTACTTTAATTGTAGCTCCAACGCCCGATCAAGCTTATCCTGTGCAATTAGAATATATAAAAGAACCACCACATTTTAACGCGGTAACGAATACGTATTTGTCAACCTATGCAGAAAATCTATTATTATACGGTGTATTATCAGAGGCGTTTTCTTTTTTAAAAGGACCTATGGATATGTACAATTTATACAAAGGGAAGTATGATATAGAAGTTCAAAACTTTGCTCTTCAACAAATGGGTAGAAGACGAAGAGGTGAATACGACGATGGAGTGCCGAGAATAAAAATTGATTCTCCATCACCATAATTTAAGGAGATAAAAATGGCTATAACAACAAACGCAATTTGTAATTCGTTTAAAGGACAAATTATACAAGGTCAGCATAATTTCACATTGACGACAGGAAACAAATTTAAGTTAGCAATGTATACGACAGCTGCAACTTTAGGTGCATCAACAACATCTTTTACAACTGTAGGTCAGGTATCATCTTCAGGATATACATCAGGTGGTAAAGCACTTGTTAATTCTGGTGTTAAAGTATCTGGTGCTGTTGCAATCACAAACTTCAGTAACGTTTCTTTTACTGGTGTAACATTGTCTGCACGAGGTGCATTAATTTATAACACATCAGCTACAAATAAAGCTGTATGTGTATTAGACTTTGGTGGAACTAAAACAGCAACTGCTGGAACTTTTACAGTTCAGTTCCCAGCATTTACAACAAGCGCAGCAATTATTAGAATTGGTAACGCGTAAATTTTAAGGAGGGCCAAGTGGCAGATATTATATTTTACATATCACCACTTGGTGCTCATACCATGTTAGGAAAATAACATGGCTGACGAAACAGTAATCATATCATCACCTGGTTTAGTCACTTGGGGCAGTGGTACCTTTGGTGATGGTTCTTATGGTGGTCAAGAATTATCCTTAGGTTTGTTACAAGGTACAACTACAACTTCAATTGATGTTGAAGTAAGTGTTACAGGAACTCAATTAGCATTTGCAATTAATTCTGTAACTATAGATATTGGGGTTGAACCTTTAGTCACAGGTTCACAAATTAATTTAACTATTGATTCTGTTATTGCTTCAATTCCAGAAACAGTAACTGTTTCTGGTTCTCAAATTAATTTAACAGTTGGAAATGAAACGGTTGATATTCAACCTGATGCAGGTTGGGGTGTTGCGGGTTGGGGTGTAGTTCCTTGGGGTGAAGAACCAGATGTTATTGCAACAGTTACAGGAACAGCTTTAGCTGCTTTTGTTCATCCTGTTGACACAAATGCAGATGGTAATGAATCTGTAAACGTAGATGAAGATGATGATATTGTTATATATTTAAATAGCGTCACTTCAACTGCTGATGCTAATGTAGATGTCACTGGATCTCAAGTAAATTTAGTAACGGGATCTTTAACCATAAGTGCAAATGCAAGTGTTGACGTAACAGGTTCACAAATTAATTTAACAGCAGGTTCTGCTACAGCAGCAGCTGGAGCTTCTGTTGATGTAACAGGTACACAAATAAATATAATAACTGGTGAGGTAATTGAAGTTATTACAGTAGATGTATTTCCTATAGGATCTCGAATCAATATAACAGAAGGATTAGCCGGGGCTGTTATAACTGGAGATGCAAATGTATCTGTTACAGGATCTCAGATAAATTTAACCGTAAACCAAGTAGGAGTTTCCGCTGATGGTAATATAAGTGTTGTTGTTGATGAAAATCAAATAAATATTGCAATTGGAAATGAAACTACATCATCCGATGCTAATGTAACACTTACCGGTTCTCGAATTAACTTAAGTACAGGCCAAGTAGATATTGCATTTGGTTACGACGTTACCGGATCTAGAATAAATACCCTTATAAATTCAGTAACTGTTACTGGTAATGCTAATGTAGATGTTACTGGTATTCGCTTGAATACTTCAATAGGATCTGCTAATGTAACGGCTTGGGCAGAAGTACAAACAGGGGCTAATAATATTTGGACTCCGGTTGACTTAGCTGCTTAAATATATTATTTTAATTAAATAGGAGCATAAATGGCATCAAGTTACTCTACAGACCTCAAGATAGAATTAATGGTCACTGGCGAAAATGCTGGTACCTGGGGTGAAAAAACTAATGACAATTTAAACGTAATTCAACAAGCTATTGCTGGATACGGAGAACAAAGTATAGCGGGTAGTGCTCAAACTACAGCTTTAACAATTGCAAATTCACCAACATTATCTGTTGCAAGAAATATCGTAATAAAATTAACAGGAACAATTACAGGAAATCAAATCGTAACAGTTCCATCAGGAATTGAAAAAACTTGGATTGTATCAAATGGTACAACAGGTGCATTTACAGTAGAATTTAAAACAGTTAGCGGAACAGGTGCTACTTGGTCTACAACTGATAAAGGAATTAAAATATTATATTCTGATGGAACAAACATTAACTCAACAGACTTAAGCACATTATCTGGAACAGTTGCTTCTGCACAAATTGCAAACCTAGCAGTAACATCTGCTAAACTTGCGTCATTTGCAGTAACTGAAGCAAGACTTGCATCATTTGCAGTTACAACTTCAAGACTTGCAACAAATGCTGTTACAGCTATTAAAATTGCACAATCTACAATTACACAATCAAAACTAGCAACAGGTTCTGTTGGAGCAGATCAATTAATTGCAACAGCAGTTACTCCAGGAACCTATACAGCAGCTACAGTTACAGTTGATGCTGATGGTCGTATTACTGGCGCATCATCTGGATCAGCAGGTGCTGGTGGATTTGTACCAACTCTTTTACAAGCAGGTCCTGCATCTGGAACATATACAGCCGCACCAACCGCAAATAGATTAGCGATATATATGTATGCCGGAGGAGGAGGAGGAGCTGGAAGTGGTAATGCCGATAATGCTACAGGTGGTTCTGGTGGTCCTGGTGGATATGGATTTTATAATAAACCAATTACACAACCATTTGCTCAACCTTATTCAGTAGCTGGTCCTGGACCAAGAAGAGGAAGTGGTGGAAATACTACAATTGCAAACGTTGGAACAGTAAATGGTGGTGGTGGTGGAAATTATGCACCTGGTACTGCTAATGGAAATGTAGGAACAACAGGAACTGCCCCTGGAGCAACTTTAGGTATGTATAGTCCAAGTTCTTTTTTCTTGGCATCTTTTCCAGGTACCGGTGGGGCAGGAGTTGCTGCGCCTAACCCGTCAGCGGGAGTAGGTGGAGTAGGTTATTTATTAGTTTTAGAAAATACAGGAACATAAAATGCCATATTTTATTTTTAATAAAAATCAAGAAAATATTATTGGATCAATTTACAAAATTTGTGAAAATGAAAATGATTTAAATAATTTAAATATTATTAAATCGGACTATAAAATAATAGAGGATTCACAAGAAAATTTTAATGCTGTTAAATATGGTACAAAATTCCCTGAAAAATTTAATTCTAATAATATTACTTATTCAAATCATTCACCTTCTTTTACTAAAGAAAATTTAACTATTTATGTAAATTCTTTAAAAGAACAAATATTACAATTTATTAATAACAATCCTAATCATTCATTATATAATCTTTGGAATAATTATTTTAATCAATTAAATTCATTATATTTAAATAGTATTGAATATCCTTTAAATAAATCATTAGAACAGTATTTTTATGATTTAGGACAACCCTCATATAATATTTTACAACTACCTTAAAAAATGATACGAAAGTATCATGTTTGATAAAGAAATAGAATTTAGTGCTCACGAAGATTATTTTGCATTAAAAGAAGATTATCCAATACCTGCAAAATTAAACATACCAGAATGGTATAAAAATTTAGAACATACTATAATAAATAGAACAGTTAAAGGATGCATGCCTTTTTTAGATTCTTTAACAGCTGGGTACATATTAAAAATGCCTCAAGATTTTTATATTAGACACAACGTAGATAGTAAAAATGAAAAAGGAGAAAACTTTAAAGACTGTTTCCAAAATTTTGGATTACAAACTTGGAGAGAAAGAATTAGCGCAAAATTATTAAATTTAAATGCAGGAGTTGATGTACATCCAACCGTACAAGTAATGAATTCACCTTTTGTTGAAAAAAATAAAAATTTACCATTACATAAAATCTTAAACCCATGGAAAATAAAAACACCAAAAGGATATTCTTGTTTATTTGTTCCACCAATGAATACTTCTGATGATAGATTTTCTATTATCCCTGGAATAGTTGATACAGACACCTTCCCTAATGAAATTAATTTTCCATTTGTGGTTAACGGTGATAAATATCCTATTTTAGAAACATTAATTAAAAAAGGAACCCCTTATGCTCAAATAATTCCTTTTAAGAGAGATTCTTGGAAAATGAACCTTAAACCTAGAAAAAAAGAAGAAATAGTAAATTCAATGGTTTTTTTTGCATTAACTATTATAAATTCTTACAAAGAAAAATATTGGAGTAAAAAATCATGGAAATAAAAAATTTTATAAAAATATACGATGAGGTTTTACCTTGGAATGTTTTATCAAATTTAATTAAATTTGCTAATGTTGCGAAATTTAAAGATGCTGAAATTGGTGGCGAAAAAGAATATGTAAAAAATTTTAATGTTAGAAGAACTTATACTTGCCCACTATCTAATATGAGCAACTATATTTCTGATGTTCATTGGTTTAATTTATTACATTTTTATTTTAATAAAAATTTAAATAAATATAAATTTGATTTAAATATATTAGATTATAGTTATAAAAATATTTTTGATATTGAAATTTTAAAATATGAAAACACTGGATTTTATACATGGCACGTAGATCATTTTGCAGAAATTCCAAGAACAATGAGTTGTATATTGCTTTTAAATAATGATTATGAAGGTGGAAATTTATGGTTTAGGAATCCAGATGGATCAGGAGAATGGGAAGTAGATGTTAAACCAAACAGAATGATTATTTGGCCTAGTAATTTTTTGTATCCGCATACAGTTAAACCAGTGACGAAAGGAAAAAGGTATTCAGTTGTAGCATGGGCACTATAAAAGATTTTAAATATAAATTAATTAAAAATTTTTTAACAAAAGAAGAGGTTAAATTATTAACTGATTATTGTAGGATTAAACACAGAATAAATTTTGATTCTTTTGATTCTCAACAAAATGATAATGGAGATACTTTTTTTTATGGAGACTCATTAATGGAATCTTTAATGGTTAATAAATTAGAATTAATGCAAAAAGAAACAGGACTTGAATTACTACCAACCTATGCATTTTGGAGAATGTACACAGTAAATGCCGATTTAAAAAAACACACCGATAGGGAATCTTGCGAAATTAGTGTAACGGTTATGATAGGGTCTGATAAAACACCTTGGCCAATATATATGAATGGAGCAGAAATTAATATGGAACCAGGCGATGCCGCAATATATTTAGGTTGTGAAATAGAACATTGGAGAGAAGAATTTAAAGGAGATTGGCATGCTCAAACTTTTTTACATTATGTTGATAAGAATGGACCTAATAAAGAATGGTTTAAAGATAAAAGATTATTATATGGAGTACAAAAATGATTTTTAAACAATACGAAGACGGTTCATGCGATATTGTTTTTTCAAAAAAAGAAAGATTAAGACTTTTTTTAAAAGGAAAACTGCACTTATCAGATGAAAATTTAAGACATTTTGGAAATAACTTAGTTAAAATTGTAGCAGATTGGCAATTAAAATTTAAGGAAGAGATAGCCAATAAACCAACTTTTACAGATACAAAAATAAAATCTGATTAGATGATTGAAGTTATAAAAAATATTTTACCAAAAGAAATTAATAAAAAAATTATTTTGTTTTTATTGAAATCAAGAAATTGGGGAATAGCAAAAGATAAAGGAGGAGAAGTAGAATTATTAAATGAATTAATTGGCACATCTGGAAAAGATTACGGTTTTTCTTTACAAACTCTTGATGTTAAAGATGGAATATATATTGAGGGACCATTAAATTTATATGCAGAAATAATTTATGAAATAATTAAAAAACATACAAAATACAAATTTTTAAAACCAATGAGGTTTTATTGGAATTACTATAATAATTTTTCTCAAACATTACCACATAAAGATAGAGATGAGAATTTTTATTTAAGTTTTGTATATAATTTACATGACAATGATGGAGGAACAAAAATAAATGATGAGTTTTTTAAATCAAATTCAGGTGAAGCTATTTTATTTCCAAGTAACTGTATGCATGTAGGTATTTCTTCATCTAATACAAAAGGAAGATTTAATTTAAACTGCATTGTAGAATTAGAGAGATCTATATAATTTTACATGAAAAATATTTATTTTTTAATTGGTTTACCGAGAGCTGGAAACACTCTTTTAGGGTCTTTATTAAATCAAAATAAAAAAATTTCTCTCACTGCAAATACACTACTTTGTGATGTAATTGAAAATATAGAGTCTCTTAAAAATTCTTTAATTTTTAAAAATTTTCCAGACCATAATTCGTTGGATAATGTAGTTAAAAATATATTTAATAACTATTATAATGATTGGAATGCTGAACATATTATAGATAGGGGACCTTGGGGCACACCTTCAAATTTACAAAATTTAAAAAAAATAATCAATAAGCCTAAGTTTATAATATTATATAGACCTGTTTTAGAAATATTGGCTTCTTTTGTAAAAATAGAAAATCCTAAAAACGTTGAAGATGCATGTGATGATTTTATGAATATGAATAAAAATTCTATTTTACTTAAAAATCTTTGGTCGATATATAATATTATAGAAAATAAAGAAAAGTTTTTAATTTTACACTATAAAAATTTAGTGGAGGATACTCTAACGGAAATAAAAAAAATTTATGAATTTATCAATGTTCCTTATTCAGAAACTAAATTAATAAATTTTGATAAATTTAATGCAAATAATGTAAGCTATGATGATTCTGTTTTGAATGCAAATATACATGAAATTAGAACAGATAACATTTCATTTTCAAAATATGATATAAAAGAAGTTCTTTCAAAAAATATCATAGAAAAATATTCTGGATTGGATATTTTATGAAAATATTAATATTTGGATTACCTGGATCTGGCAAAACTACTTTTGCTAAAAAATTAGTTGAGAATAAAAAAATACCACACTTCAATGCTGATGATATTAGAAAGCTATTTGAAGATTGGGATTTCACAGAAAATGGCAGAAGACGACAAGCGAATCGTATGATGACTATGTGTGATCTTGCAATTAATCATGTAGTTGTAGATTTTGTATGTCCATTTGAATCATATAGATCTTTTTATGATATGAAGATTTGGATGAATACAATTGATAAAGGAAGATTTGAAGATACAAATAAAGTATTTGAAAAACCTAAAAAAGTAGATTTCGAAATAACTGATTTTAATTACGATAGCATAATAAAAGATATACAAAATAAATTATTATGAAACTTAAAATTAATAGAGTAGTCAAAAATTGGAAACTTGCAAATAATGTTGCAATTGAAAATAATACATTTAATGATAATGGTTTTGGCAGAAGATTTAAAAGCCAAGATTCTGCTAATCATTGGGAAGAAGCTTTCGCTGAATTTGGATTAAAACCACATTGTATTGAGCCTAAATTTAAAAATTTTATAGGAAACCATTTTAAAGATGGTGCCGCCGTTCATGAACATACTGATGAAGCACCGGAAGGATTTGTACATACAAGATGTAATTTAATGTTAAAGAAACCGATTAAAGGAGGGAACCCAGTATTAGATGGAGAAGAAATTCAAGTTGATAAAAATGATTTATGGTTATGTTTAGCAAGTTTAGAAAAACATTATACTACACCAGTTGAAGGCGGAGAAAGATTAATTTTTTCTTTCGGTGGTTTAGTTCCTGTAGAACAAATTAAAAAGATAATAGCATGATAGATTATTCAAAACCTACAGCACAAATGTTAGGGAGATGGCAACCATTTCACGATGGTCATTTAGCTTTATTTAAAGAAATATTAAAGAAGACTGGACAAGTTGTTATTATGGTAAGATCAATGCCACAAACAGAAAATAACCCATTTGTATTTGAAGATATAAAGAAAAGGATAGAAGAAAAATTACAAGACTATGTAGGTAAATTTGATGTTGTGAAAGTACCAAACATTACCAATATATGTTATGGTAGAGATGTTGGTTATAAGATTGAAGAGATCGTGCTTCCAAAAGAAATACAGGAAATATCAGCTACAAAAATTAGACAAGAAATGAAGAAATAACTCCATATTTCATCTTAGTTGAATATAAGGTATAATGATTTATGCCTTTAAAAAAAATACCAGTAGCTCCAGGCTTTGATAAGCAAGATACAGCATCCCAAGCAGAAGGACGCTGGATTGATGGAGATAACGTACGTTTTCGTTATGGTAACCCTCAAAAGATAGGGGGTTGGGAGCAGTTATTATCAAGTACACTAGTAGGTGCTGCACGAAATCAATGGATATGGGCAGATCTTAAAGGTAATCGTTATTCAGCTATTGGCACTAATAAAGTATTAGTTATTTATTTTGAAGGTGCATTTTATGATATTACACCTGTTGACGCTACTCTTACAAGTTGTACATTTAATACTTTAAATGGTTCTACATCGTTAACTGTTAACAAAGCAGGACATGGTTTAACTGTTGGAAGAATTGTTAAATTTACTTCAGTAACACCACCTACAGGAACAACCGCAGCAGACTTTACAAATTTATTTGAGGTCATAACAACACCTTCATCAAGCACTTTTACAGTCACTTTACCAACTGCATCAAGTGGAACTGCTAGTACTTCTGGCGCTGCCTCTTGTACACCTTACTATGATTTTGGTCCTTTTGGACAAACATATGGATATGGTTATGGTACATTTAACTGGGGTGGATTTAGTTCAACAGTTACTCAAAATCAATTAAATGGAGCAATCAATAATTCAACTGGAACTATTACAGTAGATTCAACTACAGGATTTCCTGCGTCAGGAACTATCCTAATAGATTCAGAATTAATTACTTATGCTAGTTTAAGTGGAACACAATTCTTAACTTGCGGTAGAGGAGCCGAAGGCACAGCTGCAGCATCTCACGCTGATAATGCAATAGTTTATGATGCAGCTACTTATGTTGGTTGGGGCGAAGCATCTTCAGTTCAAACATCGATTAGGTTAGATCCAGCAAATTGGTCATTAGATAACTTTGGACAAATATTAGTAGCAACAATGCACAACGGCCCTACATTTACTTGGGATCCAGATTCAGGATTAACTACAAGAGCAGTAATCAATGCTTCAATGCCTCAAAAATCTGTTATGACTATAGTATCAGACAGAGATCGTCATCTTGTTCATCTAGGTACTACAACGACTGTTGGTGGAGCAGTTCAAGATAAAATGTTAATTAGATTTTCAGATCAAGAAGATTTTAACACTTATGCTCCAACATCAACAAACACAGCAGGTACATTCAGATTAGACGCTGGTACTAAAATAGTAGGAGCTGTTAGAGCAAAAGATTATATTCTTATTCTTACAGATGATGCTGCTTATTCAATGCAATTTGTAGGTCCTCCTTTTACTTTTAGTATTAGAAAGGTTGGGTCTAATTGTGGTTGTCTAGGTCAGCACGCAATGATCTATGCAAATGGATTAGTGTTTTGGATGGGTGATTCTGGAGGATTCTTCGCATTTGACGGTACGGTTTTAACAGTTCCTAGTTTAGTCGAAGATTTTGTATTTACAACAAACGGCGATAACTTAGGTATAAACTATGATCAAGATGAAACAGTTTTTGCAGGTCATAATAGTTTATTCCAAGAAATAAATTGGTTTTACACAAAGGCTAACTCAACATTAATAGATAGAATAGTCACTTACAATTATGGCGATAAAGTTTGGACAACAGGATCACTTGCTAGAACAACTTGGGCAGATGCATCTGTTTATGACAAGCCTTACGCTACAGAATATGACGCGGCAGCCACGCCAACATTTCCTATTGTTAATGGAGTAAGTTTAGGGGCTTCTATATTTTACGAACATGAAACTGGTGTTAATGAAGTAAATTCAGCAGGTGCTGAAACAGCAATACCCGCATTTATTAGATCAGGTGATTTTGATTTAGATTTAGATGGAGATGGTGAATATTTCTTAAAGATAAATAGATTTATACCTGATTTTAAAAACCTTGAAGGTAATTGTAAAGTAACTTTGTTTTTAAGAAATTATCCTGCAGACACAACAACATTAAAGGGGCAAACAACAATTGGCCCATTCACTGTTAATTCAGATACGGATAAAGTCGATACGCGCGGGCGCGCGAGACTAGCAAGTATTAAAATAGAAAATGATGGTGTAGATGAAAACTGGAGATATGGAATATTTAGAGTAGACATACAACCAGACGGAAGAAGATAATGGCTAAAATAGATTTTTACATACCTGAACCATCGCCACAATACTCAACTGATAATCAAAGACAAATTATACAAGCATTAGATACTTTAAAATCTCAGTTAAATACTTCTTATAGTGAAGAGGTATTAGAAGATTTTCAAACCTTTGCTTGGTTTTTAATAGGTACAGGTAAGGTTCGTCAAACAAATACATCAAATACTGCGTTGCTAACTGGGTCTAGATTAAATATAACGGTAGCTTCAGTAACAACAGTAATTACATAATGACAATAGTATATAAAGTTCAGGGATATAGTTTAACAACATCAAATCTTACAACAGTTTTAACTATTGACTCATCTTCTAGAGCAATAATCAAAGAGATTACTGTTGTAAACGATACCCCATCTTCAAGTGTGGTGGATTTCTTTTTTAGAGATAGTTCAGAGGCTACAAGTTATAAGTTTTTTCATAGTGATGTTGGTGGAGATATAACTGATAATGCAGTAAATAATACATTGGTATTAGAAGAAAGTGATAGCCTTAAATTTCAAGCAGATACTGCTAATTCTATTTCTGGACAAATATCATATGCTTTGATAAATAGATCTCAACAAAATGGCTAGAAAAGTACAATCAGGACACGGAACTTTTATTAAACGTACCAATAAGAAAAGACCTGGTAGGCATAGTAAAAGACCTAATAAAAGAAAAGATAAAAAAGAATATAAAGGACAAGGAAGAAAATGATGTTTTATATTTGGCATACATTAATAGTATTATTATTTATAGCTTTTTCATTTTATTTAGGTTATAGATATGGTAAGAAAACTAAAGAATACAAAATTACATACACTGAAGAAAAAGTAAAAAGTAAATGTCCAATGGGATTTAATTGATATGGATGAAGAAATAATAATATCGGATCAATATATTAAAGAGTATGTTACTATAGATGGTAAACAAGTACCTGTTATAAAGTGCCCTACAAAAATTACTTATAGAAACAAAGTAACTGGTGAAGTATATGCATCGGCAGCTGAAGCAAATGCTGATGTAGCAAATCCAAGTACACCAACAAAACAAGAAGATATTGCACAAGATGTTGCAGTAACTGTTGCACATTTATCATTATTTGGTAAGACTAAGTAATGGAACCCAGAGGTGGCACAGAACTTCAATTTGAGTTTTTAAGAAAATACGTTGATAAAAAACTATTAGATCAAGTACAAATCTGTACTTCTGTCCCAGGCAAAGTCCCATTAGATCCAAACAAAGTAAATATACTTTGGCAAAAAAATTCATACGATCAACCAAATTTAGCACCCTGGTTTAAAGACAAATCAAATCACAATAAATATGATTGGTATGTATTTAATTCACATTGGAATTATGAAAAGTTTAGAATGGCTTTTGATGTACCAACAGAGAAATGCACTGTCATTAAAAACGGTGTTGTAAACATTAAACCTTCAGATTTAAATTATAAAAAAGGTGATCCTATTAAATTAATATTTCATCCAACTCCTTGGCGAGGATTAAATGTAATTCTAGCTGCAATGCAATTTATTAAAAATCCATTAATAACATTGGATGTGTATTCTTCAACACAAGTTTATGGAGATAATTTTAAACAAGCAAACGATGCTGCTTATCAAGAACTTTATGATCAAGCACGACATTTGTCTAATGTAAATTATATTGGTTATAAACCACATGAATACATATTAGAAAATTTACACAAATATCACATCTTTGCTTATCCTAGTATTTGGGAAGAAACATTTTGTATATCAGCATTAGAAGCTATGTCTGCTGGGCTTTATTTAATAACTACTGATCTTGGTGCTTTATTCGAAACTTGTGCTGAGTTTCCAATTTACATACATTATGAAAAAGATTATTTGAGACTTGCAAAAAAATTTGCTATGGCTATTGAAGTTGCTGCAGAACATTTACATGAAAATTACATTACTGATCATTTAAAATTTCAAATGAAATACACTAACAACTTTTACAATTGGGAGAAACAAGGAAATCAATGGACTCAATTTTTAACAGGAGCATTGAATGCAAGACGCAAGTAAACCTATTTGGATAAAACCAAGACCTGCCGATAAACTTGAAGATGGAGCTGATTTTTCTATATTCATAGCAACACCAGTTCATTCTGACGTTTCTATTCATTATACACAAGCCTTATTAGAATTTCAAAAAGAATGTTATGCAAAAAAAGTTAAAGTAACATTTCAATTATTTAAATCATCTTTAGTTACACAAGGAAGAAATTTATCTGTAGGTGGATTTATGGAGACAGGCCATTCACATTTGTTGTTTATTGATTCAGATATAGATTTTCAAGCAAAGTCTATATTTACTATGGTTGAAAAAGACAAAGATGTTATTTCTATTCCTTATCCTATGAAAACAATTAATTGGGAAAAGATACTCGAAAACTTTCAAAATGGTAAAATTAAAAATGTAATTGATTTATCAACTGGAGGTAACACTTATCCTATGCGATTAGAGGATTCAGAAAATGTACAAATAGATAAGGGAGTCATAGAAGTATCACACTCACCAACAGGCTGCATGTTAATCAAACGATCTGTTATTGAAAAAATGATTGATAAGTATCCTCATTTAAAAATAATCCAACCTACAATTATTAACGGTAAACCAATTGAGAAACCTTATCTTTATAATTTTTTTGATACTATGTTCGATCAAGAAACTCACACTTACATGGGTGAAGATTTTGCTTTTTGCAAACGTTGGAAAGATATTGGCGGTAAGTGTCATGCCTATGTTAACGATATTATAACACATGTTGGAGAACATCAGTATTGTGGAAAATTTATAGATGAATTAATTGTAAAATGAAACTGTTCGTTACATCACCAACAACAGGTTTAGTTGACATTCATTATTTACGTTCAATATTTTTACTTCAGGCAGAGTGTCATAAAAGAAAATGTCACATTCAATTACATTTACACAAAGCATCTTTAGTAACTTTCGGTCGTAATCACTGCACAAGTTCTTTTCTCAGCACTGATTATACACATATGATTTTTATTGACACGGACATTGAATTTAATCCTGAAGATATTTTTAGAATGATAGAAGCGGATAAAGAAGTAATCTTAATACCTTATCCATTAAAATCATATGACTGGAGAAAAGCGGATGAGATGTGGAAAAATTATAAAATGCCTTTAAACAAAGGGGGTTTCACATGGCCAATAAAAGTATTAAATCCTGAAGATATGGAAGTAAATAATGGAATTGTAGAAATAGAAAAAGGACCAGCAGGTTGTATGGTTATTAAAAGATCGGCTTATGAAAGATTAATTAAATATTATCCAAATTTAAAATTAAATCAAAAAAACTTAATAGATGAAAAAGTTAAAAGCAGTGAATTTTCTTATAATTTTTGGGACACTGGATATGATGAATCTGAGGGAAAAGTGGTTGGTGAGGACTTTGCTTTTTGTAATAGGTTTAGGACTGCTGGTGGCAATGTTTTTGCGTTGATTGACGCAGAGATCACGCATCACGGATCAGCACCATTTAAAGCTAGGTTCATTGACGAATTTGCTAAAATTGAATAAAGTGTCCTAAATACGTATTTAAAACAGGAGCAATTCATATATGGATCCAATTACAGCGTCGATTTTGATATCTGGGGGTATCAACGCACTACAAGGTAAAAGAGGTTCAGATTTACTTAAAAGCACCATTAGTGATGCGGCCTTAGCTTATGCAACTCAAGGGGCATCTGCTGGAGCTAGTGAAGGTATTTCTACAATTCCTGGTATAGATGATCTTGGTCAAGTTGGTATTAATCAATACGCTAATACTGGAATAGCACAGCAAATGGCAAACACTGCTTTACAAGGAGAAACATTTGCAGCAAGAGATGCAATGAATGCTGGTGATTTTATGCAATACACTGACAGTGTGCAAAACGTCGTTTCGCCAACATTACCAGAAAGATTTAGTGGAGCATTACAAACAGGAAGTGAAACATTAAATAAAGGTTTAGATTTTTTTAGAAAAACAGATCCCGCAACTGGTAAAATTTTATCAAGTGGGGAGTATGATAAAGGAAAAGTATTATTAGGAGCTGGAGCATTAGGAGCAGGTTTATACGCAGCTGGTGCTTTTAAACCGACACCAGCACCAGAGCCTAAGTATCCTGGATATAATAGATTCTATGCAGCAGACCCTGGAATGTTTCAACCATTTTCAGGAAGATACGGACCAGATACTGGAAAGTATCCAGAAGGATCTCCGTACAGCGGAATGCAAGAAGGTGGTATAGCATCGCCAGATGATATGATGAATCAATCCGCAATGGCTATGACTGCACCTTCAACACCAATAAGTAGTTTATACGCAATGGCTAAAAATAGATTTTTACCACAAGCACAACAAGTTGAACCTTTACAAGTTGATACGCAACCAATGTCATTAGGTATTTCTGAAATTTCTGGAAATTTGCCAGAGGCATTAAAAAGAAAATATATTATGGAATATAAATCAGATCCAGATAATACAGCTGTTAAATTTGCTCAGGAAATGAAAGATACAGATAGATTGTCAATTGCTGATATTAATCAAGCTAGAAAAATATTAGATGATTTATCTAATGATGTAAAAATGCCAGTAAATGATTTAAAAGGAATACTAGGTTTAGTCGGAGAAGGTGATATTAATGTACCAAAAGCTCAAGACGCACCTGCTTATGTGCAAAAATTAATAGATCTTATACAGGCACGATCAGTAAATGAACCGCCAAAAGCATTTATGGGTGGAGATATGGTTGATGTATTACCTTCAAAATTAATCAGAAACGAAAACGATGAAATGAATTATAAAAGAACTTCTGGTAAGCTAGTTGTAGATGAAACTGGCAAAGGAAGTGGAAATAAAGACACTATGCTAGCTCAATTAGCAGATGGTGAATTTGTAACAAAATCTAAATCAGTGCTTGGTGCTGGTAAAATAATGGGCGGTAAATCTAAAGAAGAACAAAGAAAATTAGGAGCTCAATTCTTTTACAAACAAATGGCTGAATTAGAAAAATTTGCATAATGTATTGTGTAAAATTTAAGTCTGAAAACGTTAAAGATGTTTGGATATTAGTTAAAGATAAAATTCAAGCAGCTTGTGAATACAATGGAGGGTTCGCAGACGCCGAAGACTTTAAAAGATGGTTAGAACAAGGAACCATGCAGTTATGGGTGGCTTGGGATAACGAAGAAAAAAAAGTGTTATGTGTTTGTATTACTGAAATAAGACAGTATCCCAAATACAAAGTTTGTAGTTGTAAAATAACTACAGGCTCAAACATGAAAAGATGGGTTAATTTTATGAATTATATACTTGAATTTGCAAAAGACGAAGGTTGTAAAAAAATGGAAATGATTACAAGACCAGGTTGGGAAAAAGTTCTTAAATCAAAAGGTTTTTTTAAAACTCAAGTACAATTAGAAAAAGTATTATGAAAATATATACAAAATTAGTCATAGACATGGCAACAGACGAGATTCTTGAACAAGAATCTTTTGAGTATAATGGCCCAATTGCACAGTGCGGATCATCAGGTGGTGGTGGTGGAGGTAGTCAACCAGCAAACACTACAAATGTTCAAACAATAAGAGAAGCACCAGAAATAGAAGCTAGAAGATTAGGTTTAATGGATCAAGCTGCAATGACTGCAAGTCAACCTATAGGATTACCTGCATTTCAAGTAGCTCAATTATCTCAAGCCGAAAGAGGAGCTGGAGCATTAGCCCAACAAACTGGAGCGGGAATTTCATCTATTCAAGGGGCACAACAAGCAGCGTCGTTAGATCCATCTTCTGCTCAGTTTCAAAGATTTTTAAATCCATATAATCAATTTGTACTTGATGAAATTAATAGACAATCACAACAAGCACAAAATCAATTACAAGCTAAATCAGTTGCAGAAGGAGCTTTTGGTGGTGGTCGACAAGCAATTGCTGCTGGTGAATTTGAGAGAGCACGACTTGGTAAAATTGGTGAGGCACAATTTGCTGGATTTGGACAAGCGTTACAAGGATTTCAAGCTAATCAGGCATTACAAGCACAAACAGGATTACAAGCTGGACAATTACTCGGTCAAGCACAAACTCAAGACATACAAAATTTAATGGCAACAGGTGGAACACAAAGAGCAGTAGAACAAGCCACTCTAGAAGCACAGAGACAAACAGACGTTCAAGCAGCAACAGATCCATATCAAAGATTATCTTTTCTATCAGACATTCAAAGGGGCGTACCTTCTTCTCAACAAACTGTATCACAAGGTTTTGCACCACAAACATCTCCTCTTGGTCAAGCGGTTGGAACAGGTATTGCAGCTTATTCAGTCTTTAACCCTAAATCATAGGAGCACGGACCATGGTTCCTATTCACAGAAGAAAACTAGTAGTTCAAAAAGCACAACAAGGAAAACTATTTGAAATACCTAAATCACCTTTGACAAAAGAAGGATTTACACAATCTCTTAAGGCTGTCGGACCACGGACACTTGCTAGTTTGCGAAGTCCTTTTGGAATAGCAAGTTTAATTGCTGGGGCTGGTGGATTAGATTATCTAACAAGTGAAAGAGGTGAGTTAAAGCAAAAAAGAGATGATTTAATTTATCAATTAGGAAGAGGTGCAAGAGAGAAAAAAGCAGAAGCATTTATTGCATCAGAAACAGGACCTGCAATACCAGGTTCTGATTTAGAGTTACGTCGAAAAGCAGATTTAGAAAGAGAAGCTATGGGTGATGTAGGTCAATACGATAGAAACGTTCAAAACGTACAACCACCAACGGTTACTGGAAGACCTTTTGGTGAAAATCCAGTTCAAGCCGGAGTTGATGCACAAAAAAACACTTTAAAAAATGCTGATGCGGCTGTTCGTAATTTAGAACAACAAGCAGCAAGAGAAGGTCGATTAGGTCAATTAAAAGAAGTTAAAGATTTAGTTAAAGATATAATGGGTGAAGAGGGTTATGATAAAGCAGGTAACTTATTATTACTTCAGCTTGCAGCTAATTTAGTGTCTGGAAGAACCGATAAACCAGGCTTTGGTGGTTTTTTAGATGTATTAGGACAAGCTGGTCAGAAAGTAATTCCAATGGCTATAGCATTAGACAGAGAAAGACAAAAAGATGAATTAGATTTAACTAAGGCTTTAATCACTACAATGGGCAAAAGAGAAAAAATTAAAATTGAAGAACCTAAATATAGAGGAATTATTACGGATGCAGTAACTGGCGAAGATAAAATAGTTTTTTTAAGTCCGACAGAGGA